CAATCATATACAAGGAGCAAGTGGTAATAATGTTAGTAGTAAAGGATTAATTTATAACGGTGATTTAGTAGCATTAATATGTTATACTAATACTAATGATAATACAATAATTAATCGTTATTGTTCTTTACTTACTTATAATGTTAGAGGTGGATTTTCTAAGTTATTAAAATCAATTCCTGGTGATATTATTAAAACTTATAGTTCTAATGATCTTAGTAACGGTTTATTATATAAAAATAATGGGTTTTTTATAACCAATGAAAAGAACCATAACATGTTTTATACTGACTATTATACTATATACAATAGAGAAAAGTTTATGAAACATCGGTTAAGCAAAATATTAAAAACATATGATGAATCTAAATCAGAAATAGAAAATATGATTATTAATGGCTATGATGTAATTTATAAATCTGGAACTAAAACGTGGACATTGAAACGATGAACATTTAGAATATACATATAAAGAAGCATATAAACGATTATCGTATATATATTAAGCAAAAAAAAGGGTACTATTAAAAAGTACCCTTTTTTTATTTCATCTAATAATAGACTTTTTTATTGAAGTCTATTATAATCAATTACATAAGATTTGTCACAGTAACTCTACGATAATAATAATTTTTGTTGACTGTTAGATCGCCTTGAGAACCTGAACCATCGTCTAAGTCAACAAAAGGATTAGCAACGAGACCGTACCTTGTTTTGAAACCAATTTTGGGTTGGAAGGTAGCAGGATCTACTGCACGAACCAATTGGAGAGGCACATACGGACAATAGAATAAGCCAGCATCAAACGCAGAAGCACCTTTATAACCTGCTAAGAAGAATTGTTGAGCGGCTTGATTAGCGGCATAAGGATCAATATAAACACGATATTTGCCATTAAGAATACCGGCAAAAGTAGTAGAGGCTTCATCAATTTGTAGTTCGGTATTTGCTTGTAATGCAGGAGCATAATCAAGAACACCAGCCATGGCTAAAGCAGAAGCAACGTCTGAAGAACAAAGGATGAAATTGGCGCGACCTCTACGGGTTTGTTGAGCAACAGCGTTAGCATCGCGTTCAATTTGGAATAATAGACCTTTGAACTTTTCTACTGACCAACGACCATTAGAATCAACATCCATATCAAATGTGCCAGCAGTTACGGTATTAACTTGAGCACCAGGTTTGGCAGTGTAATAAATGGTACGAATAACTTCACGGTTGATTTCTGCAAGAATTTCTGTAGAAAGAATATTGGCTAATTCATTCTCAGCGTCAAGACCATGAACGGCTTTAAGGTCTTGGGCTAATTCGACTGAATACTCGGCTTTCAGGGCACGAGTTTTAGCAATTACTGAAGTTTTTTCGATAGAGAATGCCATTTGACCGAAAGCAGTACCGGCACCTAAATCTTCAGCGGTAGCAGTAGCAACACCTTTACCAGTACCAGCAGCAATAGTAGAAGCAGTAGTCCAGCCAGAATCAGAAAGGCTTGAATTAGCAGTACCGTCGCCAGCAAAACCAGCATTAGCCTCATTAAATAGGGCCTCAGTACCATTTTGGGCGGTATAGCGAGATTTCATGGCGAAAATTAGACCAGTAGGTTGGGTCATTGGTTGTACGCCGCACAGGTCATAGGCAATTAGTTGGGGCATGGCCCGACGAACCAGACTAATTAGAACTGGGTCATAACCAGAAACAGTGCCAACACCTAGACCAGCACCGCCAGAAGCAATACCAGTACCACCGGAGTTAGTAGGAACGGCTTCGAAAAGAGCCTCTGAATATTTGCGCATTTCACGTTCTTGGTTTTCTAACAGTACCGCAGTAACTTCTCTGCGATAATGATCCTTAATACCAGGAAGTGACTTATGGTCCAGAACTGGAGCCCACTTTTCAAGTAAAACATTTGAGTTTAGCATTAAAATTTCCTCTTTTTATTTAATTAATTTGTCGAGAGCGGATAAATAATTCTTCATAGAAGATGGATAAACCTTATCTTCTGTGAGTTGTATTGGTTCGTTGTTAATAATATAACTTGTAGCAGGATTAGCAACAGGAGCATTATTTTTGAAATAACTCTCACGAACAGTTTGAACTTTTTTCTTATAAGATTCAGGAGTATCAAAAGTTAAATCTTCAGTTAATGTCTTGAATTTTTCCTTATCAGTTTCGGTAAGACCTTTCGCTAATTCATTAACGATTTCTTTAGATTTGGCTTCGTTAAGAGTATTGCGTAGTTTTACCGTAGTTTCTACTTGTTCATTTAGGCGAGTTTTAAGTTCTTCTACTTGCTTTTCAAGAGATTCCATAACATCGAATTTCTCTTCTGGAACATCAATATAATGCTCCTCAAATAGATTTTTTAATCCATAAATAAATCCTTCTACAATTTCAGTTTTCATTCCACTTTCAAGGGCAATTTCATTTTGTTCAAACCACTGCTCAACAACATAGTCGAGGTATCCATCAACTTTATCAACTAAACCCTCTTTAAGTTTTTCAATTTCCTTATTAAGATGCACGTTATAAGATTCTTCAATTTTAGAAACTTCTGAACGTACTCTATTTAATACTGCGGCTTCAAAAATAACCCCAGCCTTTTCCTTGAATTCGGGAGTAAGATTTTCGCCTTCTACCAGAGCATTAACATCAGCAGAAACATCAACTGATTCTACTTTAGTACCAGGAATAGCGTTTTTCTTAATTTCATCCTCATCTTCCTCATCACCTTTCTTATCGTCATCATCTTCCTCATCTTCTTCTTCGTTATCGGAAGTTGGGGGCATTTGATTAGGATCTACTGGAGCCTGTGCGGGAACTTGAGCGGGTTGCATACTAGGATCTTGGCCGATGGGTTGTCCACCGCTTACTCCTAATTGCCCCATTGCTGGATTAACCATACCAGGAACACTTCCAGTATCAACAGGTTGAATTGGAACATTAACACTTGGATCTGAATATTGTGCCAGAGTATTATCACCAGGAATACCAGGAATACCTAATGAAGGATCATATGGTGAAATTCCCATACCCATACCTTGACCTTGACCTTGAGCATCGGATTCTAACAAAACCTTTGATTCTGCTAAAATTTGTGCAATTTTTTGTTCGATAGACATTAAATTCTCCTATTTTTTATATTATTTATTAAAATTAAATTTTCACATTATCCATTAATGATTACACCTGTATTTAATATTCAGGATTAATTATTAAAAAGTTATTTGATTGAATTAAGAAAACTGTTAAATAGTTTAATCTTATTTTCGTTGATTTGTTTATAATGCATAGCACTCATTTTTTTCTTAAATTGTTCTGCTACTGCCCAAGTATCTCCATATAACCATTCAACATTTTCCATAATTCCATTTACCCAACAATCAGGACCAGAAGGAGTAGATACTAAATCATAGGCTGATAACATAAACCCTTCATTAACATGAGTAACACCATTTCTTACAATAGTAGAACCCATTCCTCTAGTAGAAATACCAAAAGAAATCCCCTCATCAATTAATCCCTTAGCAATATTAGCCATTGGAAATCTTTCACCTAAAATTCTGGCTCTTCCATAAACATCATTACCTTTCCATTCTAACTTTTCAATTATGTGAGATGCTCTTTCAGGATTTGGTTGCATAGTTACGGGGTGGTTTAATTCACCTAATGCTTGTTTTTTATCTATTTTTGTTTGATAATTTTTAATAGCAGTTTCCATAACCCCCTTATCATAAATTCTATTATTAAGATTTAGTTTTTCTGCCTGAGCAAAAATACCCTCAATATAATATTTTTTAGGAGTATTTCCTACACCTTCTACTATAGTTTTTGTTAAGCCAATATCAGATTGTTCGATTAATAGTTCCATATTATTCTCCTATGAACCAGCAACATCAGGATTATCATATGCACCATAAGAAGCATATTCGATAGTAGTTTTATAACCAGATACTTTCTTTAATCTTAACCATACTTCACCCTGAGTACCTTCAATAGTTACAAGAATTGGAAAAGTATTATGGGTATTTTCAGGAACCATTTGGGAATTATCAAAATCTAAATAATTAGA